AGGCTCTGCTAAAAGAATTAATGATTTACAAAATAATGTATTAAAAAACAATCAAGAGAAAGAAAAGGATATTGAAAAGATTAAAGAAGATTATATAAAAGAAAAGAGAGCTAACGAAGATAAGTTAAAAGAAGAACAAGAGAGACTTGCTGATAAAATGATAGCACAAACTCAAGCTTTAGAGGCTAAAGTGTTAAATGACCAGAATATAAAAAGAGAAAGTATTAATACATCTATAACTAGTTGAAGTTGGTTTAATAGAAGTGAGGCTGAGAAGATTAGACTTGCTAAACAAGCTTGAATGGATATTAGAGATATTAATGCTATGGAGAATAAAATAAAGAATGATAGTATAATTACTCACTCGGCGGAAATAATGCCTAAGTGATATGTTCTTACAAATGATGAAATGAGTAGTATTAAATGAAGTGTAAATTCATTAGTTAAATCTGGTTATTCTATGGAAGAAGCTGTTAGACTTTCGTCTGAAGAAACTCTTAAAAATAATCCAGAATACATTAGAAATAATGATATAAGAAAACTTAAAGCTGAAGTTGACTTCAGAACATTAAATGCTAAGCTAGCTCCTAAATCAGGAGGTAGTAAAAGAGATATCAATACAGTAGTTAAATGAAAGGATGGTATATACTATTGAATTGATAAGGATTGATTATCAGCATTTCCTATAGCTAAATTAGATGCAAACTGAAATGTTACGCCATTAGAGTTCTTTACTTCTTCTGAATCGACAGAAAGTTGAGATATAGATTTCAGTAAGCTTACATGAAAAGAACAGCCTGAGGAATCTCCTTCGGCAACAACTATTAATGACATAGGTAGTTTTCAATATATTTGAGAAATTACATGACAAGGTAGTTTACATCATTAATAATAAAAAATAATGTCATACTTTGATTTAAATAGTGAGGAGAGAAAGAAATATTTGGAATATTCCTCTACTGACTATAGCGAGCTATATAACCAAAAAGAAGAGTGAGAACTCTTTGATATAGCGAAGACGCTTAGAAAAAATAACGATTTAAAAGAAACTTCTTTTAATAAAGATGACTGAGAGACTTATAGAGACTTTATATATACAAAGCCTAAGTCTTGAAGTATATCTGATATGATGATGTATGCTCCTCAAAATGTAAAAGAGGAGATGATTAATTCACAAATAAGAAATAGCACAACATGAGAAATATTATCTGATGCAGGTAGAAATATAAAAGAAGGGGCTTCTAAGGCTCTTTCTTGATTTGCCTGAACATTAGATAAGGTTGATGATATTTTAATTAAAAAATGAATAGGTTGATTAGCCGTTACTGCTTCAATAGTATATAGTAATGCTAAAGAGCTTAAAGACAGTTTTATAGAAGATAGAGACTTTGATTTCCTAAAAACAGAGAAAACTGTTATGGATACAAAGGAAGCTGTAGAATATGCTTTTTGAACTAAATTAGAATTTGGTGATTATTTAGACTTTAGAACTTCTGATGAGAAGAGAAAAGAAATTATACAAAATAAATCAGTAGCAGAACAGCAAGTATTTAAAGAACTTGATAACACTGCCTTAATGATTGATATATCATCTGGTATATTAGCTTGAGTAGGTAGTAGTAAAGCATTAACTACATTAGCTAGAAAGTGAGGAGTTGTTGGTAAAACTGCTAAAGTGTTGGATAAAACAATTAACCCCTCTCTTTCTAATATGGCGAAAGCATGAGCTTTAGTAGCTTGAGCTGCTATACCATATTATTGAGTTACGGGTAAATGGATATTCGATTGAGACTCTGCTGCGACACAATGAGCTATGATAGTAATGTGAAGTTTATGACTTAAACTTGGTTGAGATGCTTTATGAAGTGTCTTATCAAATAGAGAATTTAGAAAATGAGTTCAAAACTTCTATGAGAATGGTAAGAATGTATTATGAGAGAAAATAGAAGACTTTGCTGCTAGTAGATGAGTTATAACACAATTTACAGATAATGCAGGTAAATCATATACATGAAAAGAAAGGAATGCTATATATAAAGATATGATAGAACTTGAGGCTTCTCAAAAATCTTTTGATGAATTATGAGATAAGTCATTTAAGTTTGACACTCCCGAATATACCTTTCAATGAGATATATTAAAGAGACTCAAAGATAAATGATTAGTTGTAGTTGAATGAATAGATAAAGGTAATGTCTCGCTTAGATTTACAGATGAAGCATGAGAGATTAGATTTGGGGCTAATAAATATAACCCTGATAAACCTATTAAAATACATTATCCACCTGACTTATGGAAACAAGTTACATGAGAAGATGTATTAGCTAAACCTAAAACTGATATAGAGAAAGTTACATCAGATGGTGTCTCGGCGAGAGTTACTCCTGAAGAAACTATTATAGATGAACTAGTAGCAAATAAGGTGGCAGGAATTAAGAAAGCTAAAGACTTAAATAAGCGTACACTTTCTGAGAGATATGAAGACATAATTAAAAGAGTTGTTAAAACTTGAACTAGAAGAATTGGTGAAGCTTTATGAGATAAGCCAGCTAAACTAACTACACTTAGAGGTGCAGATAGGAAAATCCAAAGAGAACTTGAGGGATATGAAATGAATGGTAAAACTGAGTTTATTAAAAACAAATTAGATAAGGTAATAGAAACATTAGATGAGAGAGAATATATGGAATTCTCAGAATATCTATTTGCTAAAAGTAGATTTGAGAAATGAAAAATATTCAAAAACTCAACAGGGAAAGAATTACAAACAATTAGAGTTGACTCTAAATGAAACAAAGTTAAATACACAATGGAGGATATGGATAAACTTACTAAAGGACTTGATTGAAAATATTGAGATTTAGCTAAGAAACTATATAAACTAAATGATGATGTATTAGAGTTTGAAAAGAATATGTGAGTTAGAACAGTTGAAGAGATAGAAAACTTCAAGAATAAAAATCCTTTCTATATGCCTGATAAACTAGAAAGTGAAGAAATAGAAAAGTTTGTTAAAAGAAAAGGTTTTAAACCAGAAGCCATTAAACTTGGTAAACCACTTAAATGAGGTACACTTGAATATGAATTCAATCATAATAGTGTAGACAATCTATATAAGCAGCTTTCTTATAGAATGTATATAGCTAATAGAACATGAAAGATTGGTGTAATGATGAAGTTTTGAGAGCCATTATGAACTGTTAAAGTTGTTGAGGAAACGGCGAAGAAAACAGCAGATGAGTGAATCGTAGAAACTTTCATTAACTGAGAAAAGAAGCTAGTGAAAATGCCTAAGATGTTTATAGAAGAGATTGATAGAGATGATATGCTTTCTTCTTCTATAGCTATGAGAACTATGTCGGCGGTAACTTCATTAGTTAAAGCACAGGCTACATGAGTGTTAGCCCCTTGATTTCAATTACTAGCTCCTACATATGAAGTGTTAAACACTGGTATGAAAGCATGGGCTAATTGAAACACATCAGATGTATTTAGATATTTTAGAAATATTTATACAGCTATGTGAGGAAAGAATGCTAATAGTTTTATTAATTCAAAAGAAGGTAAAGAAGCCGTAGAATGACTTATGGATTGGTATGGTGGTAATTGGTCACATATTAAATTATTGACTAATGAGCTAGTTTGAGACTCATATTGAGAACTTAAATGAATGACTAAATCTAGTAAGGTTTGGAGTAAGGCAAAAAACTGAATACACTTCTGACATAATATAGAAAAAAACACATCAAGAATGCCTATCTATTCTACTATGCTAGAGAAGTTCTTTAAAGAACAGAAACTAGGTGTAAAGGATTGGCAAAAGATGCTAAAGGAAAGTTGATTTGATAAATGAGAAGCTGGTAGTATAGCTAAGCTTAGTAAGGCTTTAGATGATATTTGAGTTAGCCCTAGGCAAGCTTGAACAATAACTAAACAAGTGTTTAATTATACAGTTTGAACTAAATCATTAAGAGAACTATGAAGAATATTTCCATACTTATCTACAACTATTGCGGCGAACACTTCTATCAAACAACTACTAGAAGATAGTCCTAGAAAAGCCCTATGACTTATCTGAGGTATGTGGATGATATGAGATACTATAGCTTCATATAATAGTTGAACAACTTGAATGTTTGGACTACTAAAAGAAGACTTGGATAAACAAGATAAGTTTACTAACGCTCCTACATATCAAACTCATACAGTTGGTTTTCTAACCTTCGGCGAGGAACTGGATGAATTATTACCAGTGGCTAAAAATACTAACTTCCTTAGATGGATGTTTCCTATGATAGCTGAAGCTAAAAAATCAGAAATAACATGAGAAGGAATAAATATGAGTGAGTCTATGTGAACACTTATTAAAGATGTTTCATACATGGTAGACTTAAATAATGAATTATTCCCTTGAGTTAATACTTCTTCTTTAGTTCCACATTGAATTAAACAAGTTATTGAGGTGGCAACTAATACAGACTTATTCTTTGGTTCTCCTATAACTAAAGACTTCGAGAAATATCCATTACAAGATAAACAATGAGCTAGTAAGCTTGCAATTAAAACTGCAAATATAATAGCTAAAATGTCTTGATGAGAAATGAATGAGGTTGGACTTATGGAATGAGGAGTGCAATTCTCTCCTAAAGCTGTAGATAGAATGTTTAAAATTGGTGACCCTCAAAATAAGATAACTTCACTTATTAGTGACGCTATATCAAGAATTGAAACATGAAAAGCTGATGAAGCTACAAGTAGAAATATGTATAACTTATTTAATAGAGTTTATAAATCTTCTTGAACAGCAACCTCTAGTATATATGATAAGAGAAATGAAAATAAAGAATATAACACTATAGTTAATACAACTATTAGAGATGCTGTGCAGAAAGCTAAAACAGTAGAAGAACTTGAGAAAATATATAAACAGCAAATAGATAGGTTCTCATCTCTAAGTAAAGATGAACAAGATAAAAAGAAAAAACTTATTAAACAAGAAACTAAACTTAAAATTATAGAAATAAACTATGATAAAGAATTAGCTACTATGACCAGACTTCTTTCTTGAGAGAAGATGGCAGAATTTCTTTTTACTAAACATTGAATTTGAGATAATCTTGCTAATAGAGTACAAGACTTATATAATGCTAGAAATGATTGATTAATTTCAAAACAGAAAGTGGCGAATTTCAATAAGAGGTTAAATGAACTTCTTAAATAATAGTTAAATAAAAAAGACCCGAGCGTAATGCTTAGGTCTTTTTTTTTATGTCTTATCCCGAACAACTTTCACAGTTATCTAATTCTAATGATTGACTTCTAACATAATATATTGTTTTAAGTCATTGTTTCCATGCCTTCATATAATATTTATATAAGTCGGCGGGAGAAGTCTTTTGGGGATTAATCATCCATTCAAAACTAACTGATTGGTCAATCCATTTCTGTATTGCACTAACTACATCTATAACTCCTCATAGTTCCATATTAACATATTCTGGATAGAACCAGAAGGTTTCAGGAGAGAGGTTAGGTGCTACAGTAACAGTTGGTGTTATAGCATTAGTCTCTACAAAGTATTTCTTATATATAGGTACAACTCAAGCTGACGTTCATACAACAAGCCCTGTGGATGTGTTTGGTGCTGGAGCTGAGTGATAACCGAAACGTGTTCAATATTTCATCATATCCTGTGCAAGCTCTAAATTAAATGTCTTTGCTACTGGCTGTCAATAAGCGATAGCGTTTGACCATTCACTTCATTCAAACTCTGGATAGGCTCAGCGTTCCTTCGCTAAGTCAACACTAGCTCTTAATGTTTCATAAGCCAGGTTTTTATATACCTCATCTATAGCTTCTACACTCTCAGGAGTTCAATACATAAGTTTATTCTCGGCGAAGTATTGCGCCACTCACAAAGTTCATAATCATACAGCTCTATATTTCTTAGCTGTTATTTCAGCTTCCTTTATAGGATAAGCATTCAAATCAATAACATTATCAAGACAACGCATAGCAATAGGAACAACCCTTGCGAAGTCTTCTCTAGTATGAACTTTTGCAATATTAATACTAGCAAGATTACATATAACAGTATCACCAGACTGATACTTAATACTAATAATTCAATCATCATCTTCTTCAGTTATAAAAGTATTTTCACTTTGATTCTGAGCAATTTCCGTACAATTCCCAGTTAGTATACCATTAAACATCCCCATATTTCTTTTAGGTTCTGTAAAACAATATGTGTCATGTAATCATTCAACTTCACTAATTCAAGTTATCTTTACAAATTGATTAGCTTCTCTTTGAGGCTCTTTTCATTCCCATTTAAGTCTGAATGTTTTAAATCATAATTTACCTAGTTGATTTAATCAATTAGCTGTTATTAATAATCTATATACAGCTTTGCATTCATATAACATATTTTCTCCACTACCATCATTCTTAGGCATAGGTTGCATTCAAGCGTCTTTCATCTTAGTAATTTTAGCATTAACTCATAATGTTTGCAACATTAATTGAATTTCTTTTAGGAAATCTAAGTTTGTATTTGCTAATTGTAAAGATTCTGTTCAATTATTATTAGTAATAGTTCCATCTGCATCTGCAAATCAAGCTAACCAATCTAGTCGATGTTGCATTATATTTAATGCGCTAGGCACTGTATATTTAGGCTGTAGTCCATATCATTCAGCAACTAATCTATCCTGCTCTTTATTTTCTTTAAAATCAAATAAGAACATATGTTCTAGTTTTTTCTTTTCTCAATATAAATAAATCCTTTGCTTATTATTCTTAATCTCACAACCATCTCATGAATAGAATCAATTTTCATATCCTCTCATAAATGGTTCAGTTCAATGAATTATAGGTAATTCAAATTTCTGTAGTTTATCTCATAACTTCAACTCTCAAGCTCTTATTTCTTCTCATTTATCGTTGTAAAATTTATGATAGGGAGTACATTCTATGGATTGTCAAAATGATGTATCAATTTTAATAAGTTCTTGGTCTGTATTAGTTTTAATAACATCAACATCACTCCATTCTTCTCAATTCCATATAGTTTGTTTTGTTCCTTCTAAATCTTTTATGTCAAAATATCAACCATTTGTCATTATTTTTGTATCTCATTTAACACATAAGTTAGAACAATAGATAGCTCCTGCGTGTTTATTCGGATTTAAAGCATTAGCTGTGTCTCTAAAGAAAGCATAAGGCATTCAGGTTTCAACTACACTCTTTAAATAGGTTTTAAATAGGTTTTTAGCTGGTTCAGTGTGCCTTATTTTCAATCAAGGCATTTGTTCTAGTTCTTCATAGAACTTATCAAACTCTTCTCAGAAATGGTCTTGTAGTCTCCTACCTGTAACTTCCTCAACTTCTTTAGGACAGAACATTGTCCATTGTTCACCTTCTTCCATTCTTTTAAAGAATAGGTCTGGGAAACTAACAGCAGGGAATATATCAAAACTCTTACTTCTTATATCTCATGTTTCTGTTTGTAAATCTAGAAAGGAGTATATATCGGCGTGGAATATATCAAGTGTTACACTGATTGCTCAAGCTCTTTTTCCCATTTGATTAACAGCTATACCAGTGTCATTAATAACTTTTATCCACGGAGTTGTTCATCAACTTAATCAATAAACTCATTTAATCATACTACCCTTAGCCCTAACATTTCACATATATACTCACAGTCCTCATCAGTTCTTTGATATTTGAGCCATATTCTCTATATTGTGGTAGATGCTTCTTAAATCATCAGCAGGAGATAGAATAAAACAACTACTAAGTTGGCTATTAGGTGTACGTGCATTTAATAGAGTTGGAGTCGGTAGACTTATTTCCGCCGAAGCTGTCATATCATATAGGTTCTTAACAAACTCAAGTCTATTTTCATCTGCTTCAGGTATTCATAGAAACATAGCATTTACCATATACATATGTTGTGGCATTTCTCTATATTCTCAATTCCTTTCTATTAGATAACGTTTCTCATACATATTCACTGTACCATGAGTGTAATCTAAATCATAACTTTCATTTATATATTGTCATAGTTCTTTTATTTCTTCATCGGAATATGTTTCTAATATTTTCTTATTATATAATTCCTTCTCTGTATAATCGTGTACTAGTTGTACTAAATAGTCTGAGTTATAACATTCATACGAAGGAAAGCCTGTTGCTCTACTCCATTTCTTATATAGGTTTTTAATCATAAATCTACCAGCAATATTTTGCCATTTAGTATTCTCTGGCGAGATAAGGTCAATAGCTGATTTAATTATCATCTTAGTTATATCTTCTGTGCTTATTCCATCCACTAAGTAGTTATGTAAATTCTCTTCTAATTTTGAATAAGGGCAAGCTGTATTTAATCAATAGCTTACCCTCTTGTAAAAGGTTTCAATCTTTGCCCAATCAAACTCTTTTTTGTTTCAATCTTTTTTTGTTACTTGCATTATTTTATTTGTGTTATTACATACGCCCGACATTCCGCACGAGCAAATAAGTTTAGGTTTAGTTGCACATTGGCGAGGAATAGATATATCCATCGTAGTAGTACATATATGTCTATGTATAGGAGATGGATTATTTATTTTCTTAATCATTGTAGCCAGTCTATCATTCTAGTAGTAAATTTTAATCTACTATTAGATAATTTAATATAATTATTAATATCTTCATCAATTCTTTTAGCTTTTAATTCAAGATAGTAATTAATAGATATTATTTCTGAACTAGTATAATTTTTCTTATTATCTAATGTATAAAAAACCATTTCAATTCATGCTTTATTCTGAATTGTTATTCATTCTATTTTATATCTCTTTGCAGTATATGCTGGTCGTCATTCTTGTAAAAATACTTGCTCTCATATTTGATATTTAGTTTCCATATTATTTATTTTCATTAGTTATAAACTTAGGAGCAAATCATAACCATAGAGAATTAAATTTCTGTTCTCTAATTTTCTTATTATATATTCTCTTTGTATTCTCTAAGAAATGTTTTCTCACTTCCTTTTGTTCTTCTTCTTCATCTCCTTCCACTCATTCCTCTATCCAACTAGTAATATGTTTTTGAACTTCTGCTACATTCTTTTCATCTTCATGATTAAAAAATAGTAGTGTGTCTGTATATCTGTCTAACAATATATTTATAAATATTGTTAATAGTTTAGTGTCTTTATTTTGCATTTATTATGTTATTATTTAGTAAAACCTCTCAAAAACGTCCCTTCTAAGAAGTGGTAATAGTTTTTAGGACTGTACATACCTGAGAGCTACTAACGTCTGTTATAGCTCATTTAAATGGGTGTTATGAACATCTATGCCCTTTTCCATATAAATCAATATGATTGTTTATATTTTCAATCACAAGCATTATATATATTACTATTATTATATCATAATACTCTTTCAACTTCCATAACTCATCATTCCCACTCTTTTATTAATTCTCATTTTAATGAATATTGATAAACTGTTTTTCATCATATAATATGTCTTCATTTTTTCACCTTATCATCTATATTATCTTGAGCTGTTCAAATAAATAAATTAGTAGCTACATTATTATAAGGATTATCATCTATATGACATACGTGCATTCATTCTATATCTCATATAAATGCTTCTGCGACAAGTCTATGTATATATTCTTTTTTAGATTTTCAAATTGTTATTTTATAATATCAATTTCAATTATCTACTCATGTTAATATTTTTCAATTTCGTCCTTTAATTCTTCATTTACTACTAACTATATATCATTTATATAATCCAGATTCACGCCACACTTCTTCTCATTTTTTAATAGCTCTTCTCTGTTTATTTTCTTGTTGAGTTTTTATATAATGACATTGATGACATAATGCTTCAAATCAGTCAGCTCATACAAAACATCTCTCTATCCAATTATCATATGTAGTAAATCCAGTTACTGGTACAACCTCTCTTATATGGTCTGCTTGTATATTCTTTCTCTTTTTTTTCTTTCAAGCTTCAGGAGGAAGTGTTAATGGTCAAACAGTTCAGCATTGCTCACATTTATATTTACCTCTCCCCACTCTTGCTCTAGCTATAGCTTCTTGTTTGGGTTTCCGCCAGCGTGAAGCTTGTCTAAGTGCTGATATAATACGGCTCTTAAACTCAGCGGGGGATAGGTTAGTATCAAAAGGTTTTGTTTTAGTCATTAAATCATTTTTTATCATTACCAAATATTTGTCTAGTGTGTATCATCCTATCTAAATTGTCTCTTTCTCTAGTATTAGTTATTATTCATTTAACTAATTTATCTGTTGTCATACTTTCAATTTCATCTAATATAGAGAGTAGGTAGTCTCTTTGCATATTCGCAAATTTAAGCTCCTTTACCGATGTAGTAAATAATGAATTATAATGGTCTTCCATTTCTTTATAATATATATACCACCTTTTGTAGTATTGTTTATTCTTTTTCAATTCTAATTTTATTAAGAGGTAATATTTTATTATGTATTTTTAATGTGTTGTCTTTCTTATATCTACTCCTCACTTCCACTTCAACAGTGTTGTCGCCGAAGTCTTTAGTTATAACTCATTCATATAGTCTGAAATTATCATGCTTAGGAGCTATATAATATATATGTTCACCCACTATTGTTTTCTCTTTTTTAGGTTTCTTTTTGAGTTTGTTTAGTTTTCTTCTCTCTTTATCTGAAACCAACACACCATCTATTTCAACTGCCATATATATTAAGTTATATTCTTAAGTGCTTCCTGACTTTGTAAGTCATTAGGGAGTTTTTTTATATGTTTCTTAAGTTTTCTTATCTTATTAGTAAGTCTTCTATTAGTTGCAACATATATTTTTCTTCTTGTTATTTCTGCGGCAGATTTCTTTCCACCACGTTTTCCTGAATTTGCCATAATGTTTTTAATTAGCGTTATAAACTTCTTTTAAATTGTACACAGTTCCTTTTACAACCTGTGCGAAATACATAGCCTTTAGCCAGTTTTCTTGTCTATCATCTAATGTAAATTCTTCTTTCATATCTCCTCAATCTTTGTCTTTAAACATCACTCTATATCATTTCCCTTTCTTAAACAGTTTCCGTTTCTTTTTCATTTGCTTTTTTATAGTTAGCAATTAAATGTTTCTGTAGTCTTACAGCTTCGCCAATTTTCTCTTCAGGTGTCTTACCTTCCATATCAGTTTCTTCTATTATAACAGAAGCTTTACTATAAGCCTCTCATGGAATTACTGTCTGTACTTCTATCTGCATAGTGTCATAGTTAATAAATAAAGTGAACTCTGGCGGTAGTTTTACATCCTTCGCCGCATATGATGTTAGTAGCTCTTCTATTTCCTTGTCTGGTGTAATAGGAAATTCAATCAGCTTCATTCAATGTTCATGTAAATAAAGTAGTTCTATTCTATCAACTTTTATGCCTTCAGTTTCATATAATGCCTTAGCATATAAACTCATCTGTAATTGCACTTTCTTTTTTTTCTTTGTTGCTATAGCTGGTATAGTTTCCTTAGGTTTCAGTTGTGGAAATCTCTTCTTACATATACCATATGTTTTGTAATCAGCTAACACCCACTTTCATTCCTTATCTTGATATAATAAATCACAACTTCATTGATAGCGATTCTTCGAATCACAAACATATTTCTCTGTATATATTTCTCTCGGCGAGAGGGTGTCTAACCATTCAGCTCATGCATCATATTCTAAAAATACACCTTCTTTATGTAATATTCATATATCTGTGCGTCAATATAGTATATATTCCTCAAGAGCATTATGTACAAGTGTTCACATATCCTGTGCATACTTCAGATATAACTCCTCGCGGATGTTGTTCTTATATAACCAATCTTTATATCTCTTTTCATCTTCAGTTCATTTAAAAGGAAATTTATATGAGACAATGTTACTTACTCTTTCGATTCCTTCTTTGTAATTTTCTGGAAGATTTGTCATATTCTTTTAGTTTAAGTTTTATTTCTTTATAATCTATTTTTTCTCAACAATCAGAACAATATCTACACATATCATATAATCATCTCCTTCAATCTAAAAAATCGGTTGCTATTATATATTTTCTATAAAATTGATGGTTATTATGTCAATATAATTTATAAGTGTAATCATTCATAGACTTATTTTCCTCAACCATATTAATTATATCGTCTTCTATTTTTTTAGAGTGTCAGCATCTATTATCTCTCATAGTGTTTTAGTTATATAATTTATAATTCTCTTATCCGCTCTCATGCCCTTCTCATAATCAGCTTTAATAGCTTTCATATGACTTATTGTCATATCCTTTAAAGGTTTGAACGTTTGTTCTTCTCTTCAGCTCTTTCAGCGAGTTCACCATAATAAGTTTTCTGCTTTAGTGAAATCATCTCAAAGCTCTAATCAACTAGCTCTCCATTGTGAATAAGCAATTAGGTCTCAATCTTTAAAAAACATAGCAGGGCTATATTCCTCTTTTTGTATATATAAATCAACTTCGTCTCATGTAAAACGATGATAAAGAAACTCACAATTAGAGCATTCCCACATAATAACTCAGTCGTAGTCTCCTGCTATTTCAATTCAGGTTATGTTTTCACTTCCACATTTTTTACACTTATGTTCATTCATATTTATTTTTTTATTATATGGTCAAGGAGGGCGGCATTCCGTCACTCACCTCCAAGAGAGAGGAGAGGGGTTAGTTCTCCTATTATTTCTCCTTCTTTTTAGGGAAGAAGAATATTACTAATAACACAAATAGAAAGCATAACACTTTAATCCACAATAGTAGTCTTTTCATATTAAGCCTCATTGGTGTAATAATAGTTTGGTCGGAAGCGGCTGGACTCGAACCAGCAATCTCCAGAGGGGTAAAGTCCTCTAGCGCATTACCATTTATGCTATCGCCCCGTTATATGAGCCTATTTTTAAGTGAGGCTCTTACACTGATTTTCTTTGGTAAGTTCGTTACCACCTGTAAGTGAAACCACTAAATTTCTATTAATCAGGATTTTTGTACCCCGCTAGCTGGGCTAGGAATAATAAGACGTCTAATATTATTTCCCTTGTTTTACGTCTAGCTCTACTGTATGCCATCTGAGCCGTCTTGGATAGTTTTAATCTGCGTCTCAGGCTACCACTCATTTTTCCAAAACCAGCAGGTATATCGCTGGAAAAGGAATGGTCATTTCCTACCAAGCTCCAATGAGCCATGTTTCTTTGCAAAACTAACAAAAGTGTAGTGATAGGGCATTTATATATATTATCTATAGGCTGTTGCTCCAAAATCTGCATATACTCTCTTAGTCCAACTATCATTATCCTCCTTAGGATAATCTTTTACCAACGCATCAGCTTTTTCTATTTCCTTTAGTTTTTCTTTACATCCTTTTTTAGAAAGGAATAGGTCAGTAGATTCCACTGTTCTATTATATTCATCTTCTTTAAACAGTCCCCCAGGAACATATTTAATTAAGTCATATGTAGTTCTCTTTTGATATGTATGTATAGCTATTATTTCAGCTCTATACCCTTGTCTATCTTCTATTATATACACTTCATCTCCAATTTTAAACATAATTATTATTAATTATAATATAAATTTATTAGAAGGGAATATCCTCCACACTTATTTCTTCTTCAATAGCACTTCCTTTCTTAAAGAATACACTCTTATATTTTACGGCTCATTTCTTTCAGTCTTCTGTTTTATCAAAAGCTAATTTAAAAGCTTTAGTATCAAAGGTTTTAAGCACTTCTGATAAGTTAAAGAAGTTAGTTCATTTAAGTGTAATCTCTACTTCTTCTCATTTATTATCAACTCCAATCACTTTTATATGTATTTTACCACCAGTAGCTTCTATAGCTTCTTTATTATATGGTCATTCATATAACACACCAGTTTTAGTTCTCACTTTCAATTCATTTTCACCTTCTCTAAAACTTTCTATATCGTTAGAATAAATTGGTAAATTACCAGCATCATCCCAACCTTTCACTGTATAACTTACATTCTTTACAGCTATTTCATCGAAGCTGTATTTATTAGTTGTTTTGTCTTCTGAATTATAATATTCAAAAAATCAAGCATCACTTGCTCATTTCCATTTCAAGTACTTAGTCATAATTATTATTAATTAGTATATAAATTATAGGTACTCCCATAAGTATCATCATCAATGATTTCCTCTACTTAATGCACACCTAATTCAAGGATAATTTTTTTCTATATCCTTTATCGATTCCCATACTTTAATTAACTTTCAATCTTTAGTTAATTGTTTCATTTTTTTAAAAGCAGGTTTTTTTAATCATGTATCATATGCGTGCTGTATATTCTGTTGACTAGTAACATATTCTAAATTAGATATATTATTATTTAATTTATTTCAATCTTTATGATTTACTTGCATTTTATTAGTTCATAAAAAACATTCTGCTACTAATCTATGAATATAGAATTTTTTTCATATTCAATCTTTATATAAATAAACAAAATAATATCAGTTTGCTATTGATGGTTTTAATATTCTCTCTTTTGAGAGATTATAAGCGTGTCAATTCCAAACTTTTCTTTCTTTAGATATAACTGTTCATATATGATTAACTTTATATTTTCATTCATATCATATTACATCTAAGTATAACATATTTATTATTGTTATTAATATATAAAAAATTATTTGTGTTTTTGTTTTTTTTGTAAAAAATTATCAAGCTTCTTAAAGCTTTTATCTGTACCAACATATCACATCATTAGTTTTTCTAACTTATTCATTCTTCTTGTTTAAATAATAAATTTTATAAGCTATATTTCTAAGCTCATCTTTTGGTACTACAATTCATTTCACTCTTCCTCAGTCTCATCCACTCTCTATTATTCTAGCTCAGCGAGATGTTTTACTAGAGTTAGCATTGCATTCATTCATTCTATTTTCCACCCATCTCCTAAGGAATTTCATATTGATGAGTAAGGCTTCTTCTCAATCAGTATGTATCCACCATTTAACAGGTATTTTTTCTTCTTTATAAACTCAGCTCCGCTTTCAATTACATTCCACTTCTAAGAAGTAGTTTCAGTATTTATATGAGGACACATCATATTTAACTTCGGCGGAATGTTCTACTATCAATAGGTCAGCTTCTTTCTCTTTTGGATTTTTAAATAGGTGTAAGTCCTCACTAAGAAGCTCTATAATAGTTTCTTCCATATCCATTCATTTCTTTAAATCTTCTTTAAAAGGCATTATTTATTTTCAATTATATCAGCAAGGTGAGTTGCATCTAAACTTCAGTCAAGTATTTTACATTTAGGAGAAGGAAAAAATAAATCAAAATCATTAGAACGTTCTTTTTTAGTCTCCTCTTCATCTCCTCTTTTAGCAAGTCTCTCAGTTTGAGTTTGTTTATCTATATCTAAATAGTAACTCTTATATTCAACTCATTCTCTTTTAAATTTCTTTGTAAGTTGTTGTCTTCCTTCTGGGTCAACAATTATTACTACATTCTTCATCTTCGGCAAGAATTTAGAAATAGAATACCACGCTCAATTAAATTCCATATGTTCCAAGAAGTCTCAATTACCTAATTTAGTTAAGAATTGCTCTCTAGTTAGAAACACATAATCATCTAACTCCTCATCTCCTCTAGGCTTTCTAGTAGTAAAATGTTGTGGTGATGCCCATCCTCTATGTATAAGTTCTTCTTGTAATGTTGTCTTGCCACTTCAACTAACTCCTGTCAGTAATACTATTTTATTCACATATTCTTTGGTTATATTATATTCTATATATATTATATTATAAAAATACACTTCCTTGTCAAAAGATTTTTCAACTAAATAGCTGTTGCCCATTTTTCTATAAGTTCATCAGAAGCTTCTGTATATCTAATTCCTTTATTGAAATTAATAAGAAACTGTTTCTCTATTCCATCTACTCATAGTCTATTCTTTGATATATAAAAGGTGATAGCTTGCTTTCACATGAACTTTTGTTTAGACTCATCACTACCATTTTCAAAAACTATCTGTTTATAATCATAAAAAGGTTTATGGTAAAACATATGTATACTAACATCAGTATTATTACGTAACTTCGCCGAACCATTAAATCATTTGTGCATCTTAATTTTAGTCTCATCATCATCCTTGTTTAGATTAGAGAGGTCAATCCATGCTATGTCTTGGTGTTTCTGTATAAACTCCTTTATTTCATCTGCATAAGCATCATATTTCTCTTTTTCTGGAAGTCTGTGCATATGAACAAGTCATACATAATCTAATATAACTACATCAGGCTTTTGTTTTATCACTTCCCTCTTTATTTCTCATATATTAAAGAGTTGGTCTGTTAATATAAAATTGTCTTTATGTTTCTTTAAATAGTTATAATCAGGTTCTATTTGTCCATATTCTATTGCATTTGGATTACACTCCTGCACAGTAGAAAGGAATTTAATATATGTTGTTTCTATACTATTTTCTAAAGAAACAAACAACACCTTAGCTCATTGATTAAGTAGATTATACACAACTTGATAAACTAAATTAGTTTTACCAACTCAACTCGGCGCACCTATTCTATATGTCTTACTTTTCCTTATTCATTTAGTATATCTATCTAACCAATCTAATCACCAACTCCATCATAAGAGGTCTTTTCATTTATTTTCTTCTATATGTTTTTGTAAAAGCTCTATATTGTTTTCTGTGTTGGTAGATTTACTTACTCCTTCGGCGAGTATTCAGCTTACGCTGTCATAAGTTTTAGTTACATCTTCATCTAAACTCTCTGAATTGTATCAGATGTTTTCTAAAGCTCTAGCATTCTGTATTATTCCTCTCTTTCTATATAGCTCTCTAAGTTTATGTGCATATGTTTTCCAACTAGTAGTATTTGCATATTCAGTGAGTTCAACTAAGTATGTCATACCACCTATTGATGATAAAGAACCCTTCTCTTCTAAATAGTTTTTAACAGTTACTAAGTCTACATTACTACCTTCTAATAAGAGAGTGTATATAGCCTTAACTATTTTATATGTATGGCTATTATAAAAGTATTCAAGTTCTCCTTCCATCATAAATTCCTCGGCGAGAGGCTGGTCAATTAACATACATCACAATAAACTTTCTTCTATCTGTTTATCATTTGGTAGTTGCTTCATGGTTTACTTCTCCTTACAAATTAAATTAATTACTCACAGGTTACAAGCCTGAATATCATCTATAGCTATATCTGGTTTTATATCAGGTTCAAATATATGCTTTCAATCTTTATCTTTTCATTTATGATTTTTAGAAGCATATCAATCTACCTCATCTTCTAATCATAATTTTGATACTACATATCTTGCCCAATCTTCTCATCTTCAGCTCCATACTATAATCTTCACATTTTTAAAACTAGAAAGCACTTGTAATAAAACTACTATTCGTTCGTTCATAATTATTTCCTCTGTGTCATTTCTTATCAATGTACCATCTACATCAAATGCTATAGTTAGCTTATTCATATTTCTCTTTTAGTAATAAAAGCATCTTACTTCTCTCACTTACTTCGTGAGTTAGTTCGTTTAGTATTTCACACATCTCGTGTAGTGTTTTGTAAGCATCAGCTCAGTTTTCTAGCTCCTCTTCTAGGTATTCAAATTGCATTCATAAGTTTTGTAGTTTTGGCATTTGTTGTTTGGTTAAATATTATTCTTTTTCTTAACTTCTATAATACACGATGTTCCTAAGTGTCGTTCACAAGGTATAGATAGTGTACATCAGTCTTCACATTGAGGTAAATTTACATATCAATAATGATGATTTGAGTAATAATCATAAAGACAAGAATATGTGTCTTTTCATAAAGTTTTTATATAGCTACTCATGTTTATTTTATTATTAAATTAAGCCTTTATGTAAATTTGTAAGTGTTTCTATTTTATCTTTATTTAGTTTTTTAGATAGTTTTTCTAGTGTTTTTGCTTTCTCTTTATATTGTTTTTCTATGCTGTCAAGTTCTTTAGCTTCCCTTTCTACCTTATCTAGTAATTCAAATTCATCTTGTAATTCTCAATAATACTTCTTTATATGTCCTGAAGGTACATCAAGAAGTGTTTCTCAATTTTTTAATAATAAACAATATGTATCTGGGTCAAAAATATCTTCTTTATCTGTATAACTAAGTATTAATCATACTTCTCATATCTTATCAGAATCAAAACTATATGTCGTCTTCTTTATTATTACTTTATCTAATAGATTATATTCTCATTTTTTTGTATCTTTCCGTTCTTGGTATTCATTAATAAATACTTTTTCAGAATTATTCCAAAACATATTATTATATTATTACATTAAGTTGTTCTCTTGCCCAAGCTTCCACTTCTTTTAAAGGCTTTTCTTTTAATATTTCCATCTTCTCTTCTTCCGTCACTTGTACTAGCTTATGTTTAGTAGGTGGTTGGTGGAAGTTGTGCGTAGCGACTTCTATTGTTCAGTCAGGTAATTCTCATATTAGTAAGGTTGGCATAGGTTATTTGGTTAAATAAATATTTTTAGACTTATGAAATTTAACATTAGTAAATCAATATTGATTGGCAATATTCTTTACATATTCTTTATTTTCTTTAGTCATATGTTTTTCTAAGTATGGAGGATATACAAAATCTGCGGTTGTTTTAGGAGGCTGTTTCAGTGTATTCTTTGTATTTTGTATTAATTGTCACATCTCCTCATCTGATAATCAAAACATAATCTTTACTTATTCTTTATCAAATAAATCTTTTATTTGAGAGTATTCTCAATATCTTCATAGTAAATATGCTTCTTCTTGCAATCACTTTTTTTCTATAATAGAACAACATCTAGGACAAAAATTTTCGTGAGTTTCTACTAACTCTATAAAACATAATTTACAAGTTTTTATTTCCTTATTATCTATCATACTATTTTATTTAAAATTTAAAATCTATTAGTAAGGTTGGCATAGGTTATTTGGTTAGGAATTACTTATTCTATCTTTAGCTATGTTAAAATAATTTTCATCTAGTTCTATTCAAATAAAATCTCTATTTAAGTTTTTACAAGCGACTCAAAAACTTCAATTTCACATTGTAAAATCAGCACAATAATCTCATTTATTAGTATATGTTTTCAATAAATACTTACATAACTCGACTGGCTTCTGTGTAGGGTGATTTTTTCATTTCGGACTTTTATCTCTATTAAATTTTTGTATAGTTAAAGGTTCTCTTTCTCAATTATTTTCAGTCCATATAGATAAACTATCTTTAGAATATGCTAAATTTGAAGTTCATTTTCAACTCATACAAGAGTATGGTTCTCCTTTTGTTTTTTGAGGATAATATGTCATATAATCTTTTTCTGTTGCATTTTTTCAAGCATAAGTTGTTGCTTTTTTTGAAAAAACTAAGATGTGTTCGTGACACCTTCAAGGCTGTCTTTTGATGCTAGTAAAGTTCGTAAAATTATCTTTTTGCCAAATCCACTCGTATTTATATTTTAAATCCCATCTATATTTATTTTGTAATTCTATACTTTTATATAATAATATAGAACTAAAAGGATTTGTTGCTGTAAAACATATTATTCAGTCATCAGTTAGTATTCTATTTGCTTGAACAAAAAACTCCTCTAAATCAATTCATACATCCCAACTATTTGCAGTAATTCTTTTTATTTTACTATCTGAATAAGGTAAGTCTGCAAAAATAAATTTTACACTATCATTTAGTATAGTTTTCATGCTTTCTAATGCTTCTCAGTGTACTAATATTTCCATAATTATTTTATTTTAAAATTTATAAATCTATCTTGTGGTGTTTTTGATATATAAATACTTAATACTCATAATCAAACTAAAAAATCTTTGTATAATTTTGTGTTTATATTTATCTCTATTTTTGCTATATCTCACATATTGTTTTACTTTAAATATTAAGTATTTTTTTCCACCATACTATCTTGTATCTTCTTTAATAAATCTTTTAAATATACTCTTTGTGATAATAATGCAGAATCCATTGTTGTGTACTCAGAAGATAATCTTATTTTGTCTCTATAATATTGTTGCTCTCTTGCATCTCTATCATTATTTATTGCCATTATTTTTTCTTGCAATTCTTCTATAATATCTATCATACTAACTTTTTTTAAGTGCTAAATTTTCTCTAAATAATTGACTATTTAATTCTTCATAATCATCAATAGTTTTTTGTTTTTGTTCTACTATTGTAATTAATTTCATTATATTTTCATACAATTGTTCTTTATCCATTTCTTCTAAACATTCTCAATTTATTAGTTTCATATTCTTTTACTTATTTAATAAATTAATTACAAGGCTCTTTACAATCAGAGCATAGTCCTATCTCTCATATCAAACTAGCTCAACAACAGTCTGACAGTTCTTCTATATCAAAGCTTTCATTTTGACATCAAGGACATATAGGTAGTTCATATTCGTAGGTTTCTTTACAATTATCACAAGTGCTTATTACCATCTTCTCTTATTTAAAATTTAAAACCTTTTTCTATCCCATCTTCAATCATATTCTATAAACTTTCATTTATCTAGTATATATAATGTATCTTCTTTTATCTTTATTCAATCAACTTGTCTAACTTGTACATTTATAATATTTTTAAAATTATTGTCATATTCAGTTGCAACTAACCAAGCTCATGTTCTTCATCTAACCTTAGATTTACACCCCCTTATCAATGCTATTGAATTTTTCCCATTAGCAACTGAGGTGCTATAGCGTTCATTAGCAACTGATGTGCTATAGCGTTCATTAGCAACTGATGTGCTAGAGTCTCCATTAGCAACTGATGTGCTATAGCGTGCATTAGTAACTGATGTGCTAGAGTCTCCATTAGCAACTGATGTGCTAGAGTGTTCATTAGCAACTGATGTGCTATAGCTTCTATTAGCAACTGATGTGCTAGAGTGTTCATTAGCAACTGAGGTGCTATAGTGTTCATTAGCAACTGATGTGCTATAGCTTCTATTAGCAACTGATGTGCTAGAGTGTTCATTAGCACTCTTTCTTTGCTCGTTAATGTTATTATTAAAATAATTTAACATATTATCAATACAGAAATTCCATTTAATCGAAAAATCTGATTTAACTTCTAATAATTTTTTAACATTTAATAATCAAAATCACTCATATTTGTTTCAATCTTTATCTTTTATTTTATCCAGACTATCTTGGTAAGCATATCAATTATATAAGTCATCACAAGTTAAACCCTTATCTATGCTATCTAATTTATAATATCATAAATTTTTCATTTCATTTTCTCATACAGTCATTCATATTTCTTCTAAAAACTCAACTATATATTTTACATATTTTGGATGAATGCTTCAATTTCATTTGCCTTTTATCTGATTATCTTTTTCTAATGTAGCATGTGGTAGGTTTTTTCCATCCCTTAATGAATATATTTCTACATTACTTCTATCATAATAACTAGCTACACAATTACTCATTAATTTTCATTCTCTTTGATAGCATTCCTTACTTATTAGTTTTACAATTTTAAATCCATCGCCGAAGTCTTTTAATATTTCATAATCTTTTCCTGCAACTTCATTATCTTTACTACTTGCATTCTCTATAAGTTTCTTATTCCAAGCATTTGTTTTTTCTAATATTGTTTTATAAGATATGTTCTTATATTTCTTTTTATTAGAATATACAAAATCTAATATATGTTCAATTTCTGTTTGGTTTTCTTCACTATTTTCTAAATGCTTTTTTAATTGATTAGTGATAAAGAATAATCAATACTCATTTCATTCTTGAAATTCATTTACATATTGTATATATTTGTTCATACTTCTTTTATTTAAAATCTATTAGTAAGGTTGGCATAGGTTATTTGGTTAGGAAATACTTTATATATTCTTGACTTTTTTCAGCGAATGTTCAATATTTCTTATAATAATTAAATCTATCTCTTTTTATCTCTAATTCCTTTTGTTTTATATCTTTTGAATATTTCATTGCTTTATCTGCTAATTTTAATGCCTCTTTTATATCTTCTGGTATTTCTTTTTCGTTTTTAACTGGGAATTTCTCTTCCTGGATTTGCTTAAATCTAGTTTCATATAATCGATGTGTTAATAAAGCTATAATATCTCTTCTTGGAAAATAATCATCTGTTATATTAAATCCTCTATAAATATAATCCGTTAAGTGTTCTATAAAATCTCCTATTCTTCTTTGTTGTAATTCCGCTTGAAATGCTGTAGTACAGGTTGTCTGCGAAAAAATGTCCAAAATTAATTCGTGGCTTATGTCATATCTAAGCACTTTATCTAAATCCTCCTCTAATCTAATATAGATAATTTTTCAAAGATGTTCTTGGTTATCTGAAATATCTATACGAAACATAATCTCTTATTTAAAATTTAAAACCTTTTCTATTTGCTTATTAATCCAAAGCTGTCTATCTATTCAGGGCTTTGTAGCCTCATATTCTTGTGCTTCTCTAGCTGTTAAACTAAGGAATATACGCTTTCTTGTTTGTCCTACTTGTTTATAGGCTGGATTGTCTGAGTCTTCTATTATTTCAGGTGGAATTTCTGGGCGGATGATTGTGTCTATTGTTTTAGTCATTTGAAAGTATGTTATTAATAAATGTGTCAAGAGCTTCTTGACCTTCTCTGATAGCTATTGCTTGGTCTTTAGTTAAAAAATCTACACTTAAAGCAATTCAGTCTGTATAATTATTTTCCTTATGTAAACCTCTAGCTATTGCTTCTATAAATGGTTTGGAAGTGATGAGTTCTAAATAATTTCTTTTATCATCTGCTATAAGTTTTATATTTGTAATAGCATATCAATAAATAGTAATATTTAATCCATTATCTATAGCAAACTGTATATATCTTTCTATTGTTTTCATATTATTTCATTAGTTCATATAAATATTCTACGGGTTTGTCTAGATTAAGTAAAAGCCACTTTATTTCTACTTCTGGAAATGTGTCCATAAACTTATCCATAAACTCCTGAGTAAAAATTATTTCTCTTACATCTACATATCATAAAAAATCAGTTTCAGGAACGCGTGTATAAAAACATTTATGCCATTCTCTTTTTGAGAATTTAATTCATCTAGGATATACTTCATACCCTATCTTATCACATATTTCTTTTAACATTTCATGTTCTGTCATATTATTTCATATTATCAATTATTATTTAACTATTTTAATATTCTTCCCTAAAGCCTTACATATTTCTTCAACTGTCATTTCTTCTTGTCTTTCCTCAGCTTCAATATCTATTCAACTGATTTGTTTAAAAATATCAGCGTCAAAGTTAGGGAGTGCTTTTAATTGTTCAGTTTGTTTTTCTCTTTCTTCTTGTGATAAAGAATTATAACTGTTTTTAAATGCCTCTTGATACTCATAACTTTTTAAATAACCTCCAGTCGTTTTGTAATTGTCGCTATGCTCCTCTTTTTCTTCTTCAGTCATTTCACTTTCACTTATCCATCTAGTTAAACCAAAATAACAAAAGCTTGGGAATTGTATATCTTCTCTTTTTATATCAGTCTCTTTTCAAAATATTCTCACCTTTGGCTCATCTATATTAAAATATCCTATATTGTAGTCTCCTGTGTTCCAGTCTCCTGTGTTGCAGTCTCCTGTGTTATTCATAATATTATTATTAAAAATTAAAGGGCATCAATTATCATTTCAACTGTATCTCTAAATCATTCTACACTTGCTAAATATTTGTCTGGACAATGTGGGTCTGTATCCATAGTGTCTGCTAAATTACTTAGTCAGGTATGCACGAAGTGCCATCAGTATTCTGTTTGCATATTATTATTGGTTATATAAATTATAATGTTTTTATATATTCTTCTTTACTAAAATATATCTCATTCTCTTTATATCTTTTTAGATATTCACCTTTATTTCTTACATCTATTAAATACTCTATTTCAGTTTTCTTTCTAATAAATATATCAATTGCATTTATCTTTACTTTTCTTAATTCTATTTTACCCTTCCAAATATCATTTACCATTACATACACTTTATCTCATACATTATATTTTGTTGTTATAATCATTTATTCTTATTATTAGTTATAAATTATTTCTTCTTAATATGACTATGATATTCAAGTCATTTATATAAAGCTAACACTCTCTGAATGTCTCTTATAAAGTCTCCCTGTAACACTGCTCTATCATCCTCTAATATTCTCCTCACCTTATCATTAACATCTCCATCGGCGAAGAGAGTGTGTATAGCTCTGTGTTCCACTACTCTTATTCTATCTATATTATCTGGATGGTTAGTTCCCCCCTTGTTTTTAGGGAGTTTGTGGTGGTTGGAATAATTTTGTCTATTTCTTTTATTATGCTTACTCATAGTTGTTTTAATAAATTTCTATAGCCCTCAATCTAATCTCCTCTAATATATCTATCAATATTCAGGCAACTTGTGGAGAGGAATGTAAGGCTTCTTCACATTCCTTTTTTAGTTCATATAGTTCCTCATCTCACATTAATGATAAAGAAACCAGTTTATTTGTTTCCATAATGTATATTATATAGCATTTAAAGGGGGGTAGGAGAGGTTTTAATAGGTTTTAGGTAGTTACATAGCTTAGAGGGTTTTAAATATCTCTGAGAGGCTGTTTATTAAAACCCAACATCAACATTGTTAATGTCTATTGCTTTCTTTTCTTCTCCTATATAATCAATAAAAGGTTTATAATACTTACCTTGTTTAGTATTGGAATAGAAGTATTGTACCGCCATAATGTATGTTTTCTCTGTTTGTCTTAAATAGTTATTGGCGGAGGTTAGTAGTTCTTCTTTTGTATGTGTTTTTAACAACTGCTCTATATAAAGCTTCGCTTGTGCAGACTTAGTATATTTCTTTTTATCTGAAGGAATCTTTTTATAATAGTTGTTATATATTTCGTTAATAATAGCTTGTCTATTATTATTATTATTATTATTATTATGTTTAATATTACTATATATAATATTACTATTGTGTATTCATTTCGATACACCTAGTGTATTATTCTGTACACCCCTAGTGTCTCATTTCGTACACACTTGTGTATCATTTTGTACACACCCCTTTCAAGAGCTAAATATATATTCTCTAGTCTTCTCTGTCGGCGAGTAGTAGGGCTTGTTCTCCTGTACTATCTTCTCTAAAAGCTTAAGCTCTATTAGTCTATTTACTATTCTTAATATAGGTTGCTTAGTTTTAAAGGCTAACACAGGAAGGTCGGCTAAGACCTTTCACACCCTCACTTCGTAATATGTGACATTTCCTACAGAAATGTTCCTCGCCCAGTTATTAGCTTTCAATATATAATCTAGCACCAATCATTCATTGATACTTAATCAGTATTCAATTAGCTGTGGTTGGTACACACTTATATAATTCATCATAATTAGTCTTGTTTATTAATTATAGTCTTTATATCTCCATATATTACATCGGCGAACTCAGTAAATAATTCTCTAAGTTCTTCCCTCTTATCTGGTAATACATTATCCTCTATCCATTCATTTATTTTTTTAGTTATTTCTGGCATATTATTATGTGTTAAATTATAAAGCGTTCCTCATAATTCTTTCCCTTTCTTCATCCACTTCCCACATTTCTGTCACCCCATATTCCTCTTTGATTTCTTCGTATAGCTCTATATTGTCTTCGGCGAGAGCTTCATCTAAACTCTCTTTGATGTCATTCCGTGTTTTACTCATATTATATATAATATTAAAAATTACTTCCTTGTCAAAGGTTTTTAACTGTTTTCTAGTATGTTCAATAATTGTGTACAACCTTTTTTATATTGTCCTTCTAGTTTCCACTTATTATTTACCACTACATACTCTTTTGCTTTTGTTCCACTACTCTGTATATATCTATTACTCTCAGCTCCATTCCATTGTACAGCTATTACATTCTTACTTCAGTCAATTAAAAAACTATTTGAATTATTGTCTACTGAATATGGATAATGATGATAAAGAAGTCTTAAACTATCTTCCCATCACAGCTCGTTTGTACTCCCATAACTCATGGAGTCCTTATTAACTTCGGCGAGTATTGTGTTAAATTGTTCTGCTTCAGAAATTTTCTTATTACTTTGTCTCTTTAATACCACTGTAATAAGTCCATCCTCATCCTCTATTATTCAATAATAGTTGCTAATTTCATAATTAGTATTTAATATTCCTCAATGGTAAGTCTTTTGTTTTATCTTTACTATCAACTTATCTATTGGATGATTAACAGTTGCTTTTAGTTTAATTATATTATTCATATTTTTTATATTTTATTAATTGCTAATAGTTCTACATCTAATTCCTTAGCTGTTCTAGGCTCATCAAATTGCCCTCTATTTGAGTTCATAGCTCTCACTATAGCCTCTTCTATTTTCTCATTATTAGGGCTTCCTTTAATATTAATAAGCCCTTTATATATACCATAAGCCTCAGACGAAGCTTCTACGAAATAAACGTTTGTTTCCATATTATTTTCTTAATTTATAAATTTCCTTTGTTAGCTTTGTAATTTCTCTATTAATTTCCATAATTCTATCTGCTTTCCTAAAAGATTCTTTTAAGTCTGCATCTAATGGCTTAATTTTCATAAGCTTTTGTATTTTTTCTAAATATTCTCTATCTTTTTCTTCCTGCTTTTTTCTTTTTTGTTCTTTCTCTTCTTCTTTTCTTATCTTTTCCTTCTCTTCTTGTTGCTCTATATAATATTTGACTATTTCCTTTTGCATAGGAGATAGTCAAGATGTTGATATATACCAAGTAATTCAATCATACTTATAATAATAGCTATCAACATAAGCTGACATTGTATTAATATCACAGGATTTAGATATATGAAAAGAGCCAGTCCTTTCTCATTTAGGCAAAGAAGGTGAGGTGTAATATAAATTACTATCCTTCTCTCTCACTTTAAATAGTCAATTAGCTATATCATTCTCAACTAATTCCTTTACCATACTTTCATATTTCTCTTTAGGTGTTTTTTTAAACCATCACATAATTTAATAAAAATAATTAATATAAATTTGTCTAGCACTCATAGCTTTTTTTGCATACCATGTTCAATTATATGCATGATAATGGTATCTATATAAGCACGCCATCACTCATTCCTCTCAAGCATTAAAACCATCTCTTGCATTGTAATTGTCGGCGTACCATCAACATCTCTTACTTCCTCATTTACTATATTCCATAGCTTGATAGACTTGTCTATCATACATCCATTGTAGCTGTGGCTCTACTTCTGGTGCTATATTCCATTTTCTTAGCGTTTGCACATATCAATAAGCATAAGGGTTTCATACATATTCTCTGAAATTAGACTCAAAATTAACTATAGCAAACCTGTTTACTATTTGTCTATCATTCCATCAAACAGCTCTCCATTTTTCTATATGACTCTTCGGCGGTATGCTTATGTTGTGGTCTCATGCTTTAGCACATTTCTCCTCTCCTATCGCTATTGTTCTACTTGTTTTACTATACTGATTATAACATCCTATTACTGTTGTAGTGTCAAACAACTTGTCTATAATGAGGTCTTCCTTAGCAGGTTGCTCCTCTTTCTCTTGTCCATAAGCTTCGGGTATAAGTTCTTTTTTTGCTTCCTTTATTAAATTAGCTTTCATTATTGTAGCTACAATTAGGCAGGCTACAAGGGTTATAAAGGCAATAGTAATTGCTTCTATTATAGGGTTTTTCTTTCTTTGCTCCCTCGCTATCCTATTTAGTATATAACTTGGTGATAAAGAAACTCCCTCTTTAGCTGTATGTGTTTTATTATTTTTTCTTATCCATTTCATTTTTATTTGGTTAGTAATATAATGGCTCTAGTCACAGTTTAACTAGTAGTATATTTAGTCTTATTGTATTATAAAACTTGTGGTTTGTTTTCATTTCTCATCTTATGTATTTATATTCAAGCCTAATAAATTCTTGTCTTGTGTTCGGCACGAGTATTTTATATGTTTTTCAGTTATACCAATAGTTCGTATATGTCTCGTTGTTTACCTCATAGCTGTAATAGTCATAGCATTCGCCGTCTGTCATACAGCTAGCGTTTGTTTTTTCTAGGCTCAATATGGCAAAGAGAGCCATACATATAGCTGTTAGCATTGCTATTTTTTCATAGTATTTCATAATGTTTTTGGTTAGTATATAAATTTTATTTTAGTTTTTCAAAAGCTGATTATATTTCAGTCCTTTTTGCACTCCTTTCAATTTAATTTTCTAGTAATTATTCTATAAGTTTGTTCTAAATCTATATTAAATATATCAAAGCGTTCATAATGTCAAAATAGTTTTTCAAATTGTTTATTATTACATAGAATAATTTTATCTTTTTTACCCTCTTCAGTTAATGTATAACTATTAATTATACCTGTTGTGTCTATTGTTAATCTTTTCATAATGTAGTTTTATATTAATAATTAAATAATCTCTATATTACTCGCATAGCTTCAACCTTCGGCGAGAGAGTTTTGTATTATAATTGCTTCGTTATAGTCTTTTGTATATTGTTTATCTATTTTATACATATTAATTTAAATTAGTTATTATTTTTCCATTCCTCCATACCTTTTTTATTTGTTGTATCATATCCGAAATAGTCTAAAAAGGCGTTTATATGGCTAGCTGTTGTGTTACTATACCATCAATACACTTCCATTGTATCCATAAGTCATTTACTAGTACATCTAGCAACCATTGTATCATAACTCCATAGCTCACTAACTGTCTCGCCAGTAGGTAGTTTTATTTCTACCACTTTACATTTTCAGTAAAAAGATTTTCTTCAATTTACTGGTGTTAATTCATATGTTTTCATATTGTTTTATATTAATAATTAAATAACCTCTATGCTCGCGTAGTTTCAATTCTCGGCGAGAGAGTTTTGTATTATAATTGCTTCGTTATAGTCTTTTGTATATTGTTTATCTATTTTATACATAATGTTAAATTATAAATTATTCTTTAATGTAAAAAATGCTTTTGCTAAATTATTCCAGTAATTTTCTAAAAATTGGTCTTCTTTATTTTCTATATATTTATCATCTTTACTATTGATTTTCAGCACTCAATCTTTTTTAGCTTTTTCTAGTATATCATAGTTATAAAACGGCACTGTCAAAACTGTTGGTAAACCTCTCAACCATTCAGAAAATAAAATTACTTCGTTTATATGCTCATTATTTTTATGTATATATTCTCTTTTAAATATGTTATAAGTAGTTTTTATTTTATCATAGTTATAACAATCATTGTTTATATCATACTCACTTAAATCAATACTATTTAATATAGTATTTTCGTAAAATGTTTTTGTATTATTCATAATGTAGTTTTATATTATATATTAAAAGTTTTGTCTATATATTGTATATAATAAACAAAAGACATACTATATATAATGTATATATAATATGTTTTTCTATTTATTATTATATGTCTTCAGGGTTAGTTCGCCGAGACAAACTACTTTCCGTTTCCCTGTAGTTTATAGACTCAGGTCGTCTTTATGTTCATTAACATCATCTATTCTATATATGCATCCCCTTTTGACTAGTATTAAAAGCGAATACTTAGGCTGAGGAGCTACCTCATTTACTCTTACCTCTTAAATTTTCTTTATATCCTTTAAAAATCACTTATATAGAATAGATGATGTTAATGAACCTTATATAGTGTTCTAGTGTTCTAAGCTCTTTTATATATACTTGCTAATGTTAAGCGTGTAAGCTTTGTTATAGTGTATATATTTTTATGAGCTGTAAACATTATATTCTTTTTAGTTATTTTGTCAAAAGATTTTGTAAAAATCTGATTACCTTTTTTTTATTTTTTTTTATTTTGTTAATTGATTATATCTATTTCAATTAAATATAAAATATATTTGTCAGTTTTTATCTTTTCTTTTCCAAAACTTGCAAGGTACGCAAGCTTGTAAATCATCTCTTTTAAATATATCTCATATTATATAGTTATATATTCTATATATTCTATTAAGAATTATATTGTTTATATTGTTTATTATTAACATAATATTTTGGTTATTAAGTAAATTGTGTTATTTATATATCTAATTAAAAGAGTTAATTTATATATGCAATATGCTTAAGCTATTTAATTGATATACGAGTATTATATTGTTTTTTAAAAGGAATGCAAGTTTTTTTTAGAGTTTTTTTATTATATTAATATAATCTAGTTATAAACTAGTCACATACTACATATATAAATATATATAATATGCAAATTAATCTATAATCATTTTGTAAACTCTATTCTATTATACATTTTAAATTTACTCATATAATCTTTTAAATTTACTCAATTATCTAGCTTTTTTTGTAAGATTATTAATTGTTTTTTTAATAACTCTATATTACAAGCTCAATAACTAAATGCTCATTTTTTGTTATATATATCATATACAATATAGCAACCAGCAGACCAACCATTATTATATTCAAAATCTATATTTATTATTTTATTATTTTTGATACTTATTCATGTTAATATCATTTTTATTATAGTTATATTATAAAATATTATTCTATTTATTTATTTTATTTAAAAAACTGCTTTTTAATGTTTTTATACTATCATATAAAAAATTGTAATCTATTTTATTATAATTATTATATTTAATTTTATTACAATATTCAATATATAAATTTATATATTTTATATTTATAATATTATAATCTATTAAAATACAGTTTCATGCGTCTACTTCATGTATATCGCCGTTTATTGTATCTATATATAGTTTATCTTTTTTAGTGTATAACATTTTTATTATAGTTATATTATAAAATTTATTTTAGAAAAGCTTAAAATCTATTAAGGTTATATATGTTATATGGTTATAATGTTTTACGCTTTTCTAAGTATCATTATAAGAAAATAAAATATATTGCAAACTTTTTTTTAACTTTTTTATTAAAAGACTATATATTAGCTTTAATTAGCTAAAAAGAAAATGTTTGTAAATAAATATTAATAAATATACATTATTGATATTTGTAGTTAGAAAAATATTATTGTTCTAATATTGTGTACGTAAGTTGGTTTACATTGTAAAGCAGGTTTATTTATGTTACTAATATTATATTATGTTAAGTGTTATTGTATATAACCCAGTATCAGAGCCAAATAATTTACTGTAAATAGTATTATGTTAAGTATTTACTATAAAGTATTTATTATAAACTATTTACGCTAGATTTGCGCGAGAATTATTCTTTTTAAAAAGTGGATTAATTTATTGTATACATTTTTTGAACATTATATAAGAGTGTAGGTATTGTAAAGCTAATGCTAAGATATAAGGGGGAGGGTATGTTCCCCTTGTAAATATTTGAGTGGGTAGTGGATATTATATATATACTAACACTAGCACATTTCAAAAAAAATAATAAAACACTAGCACATTTCAAAAATAAAACAGAACACTAGCAAACAACATAAAAATAACATAAGTCAATAAGTGTCTTATTTCGTACACACCTTTAAACCTACTATAGGACTCAAAAAGCATTAAGGTGTCTTATTTCGTACACCCCCTCTCGCCGAAAAGCATAGAAAATGGTAAAAAAGCATAGGCTGCAAAGCTCTATATATAGCCAACTTAAAAATAAGGGGGCTTAGTAATGGGACGTATGAGGGTGTATTAAAATGGATACACTATATATATTATATATATTATATAAGAATATATTATAATAGAATATATGTTATAACATATTATGTTATTATATTAACATATACTCTTATATATTATTATTTCTTAGTGTTTTTCGTGCGTCTCACTTCGTTCGCCGAGGAAATAATAATTTTCTATATAGAGGAAGGAACGTAGTGTATGACGTCTTATCTATTCTATTCTATAACCTATCCTGTGCTGTAAGCAAGCTAATGTTATTAGACAATCACTTCCAGCATATATAGCAAATGGCGCTTTTTTTTATTTCTCGTCTGTTTCACAGGTTCTAATATGGTGTTAAAATGCATTTTAAGGGGTGTTAGAGAAACGTTAGTAGCTTTTTGGTATGAACATACCTAAAGCTATATTAAGTTGCTTAGAGAGCAAATAAATAGTGGTTATGAGTGTGTTGGCTTAAACTGGGGATGGTTGACAAGGAGCTAATTTTTCATAGTATAGATATATGAAGGAAATAGAAAACAAGTCTCAACAAGAAATTGAGATTTTATATAATAAGATATTAGAGAGAAAGAAAAACTATTGAATAATAGACTTCGTTCCGCACGAGAAGCAACAACTTCTTATTGATGCTATAAGTAAGCTACATAATGTAGAGGGTAACTTATTACCAGTATATACTTGGTTATTGTTTCAATGAGGTAACTGAGCATGAAAGACAGCTATAGCTTTATACATAGCTGTACTATTTGCGTTATGAAATTTAACTAAGGAATACAACCTACCATATATAGGAAGTAAGAAGAAAATATTTATATGAACTGAATCGGGGGAGAACTTAAAAAACTCAATTATGCCCTATCTCACATGAGAGTTTAGTAATATACGTATTCCGCCAGAAGCTATTAAGAAGATAAACCAAGATAACTGAATAGTAAAGAGAATAACTCTACATAATTGATGTATAATAAATTTCTTTACATACGACCAAGGGCGTAAGAGAATACAAGGTACGAATGGTGACCTCTATCTATTAGATGAAGAACCAGTTGATACAGCTATATTCACAGAAGCTTTAGCTCGTACCAGAAATAAATGAGTACAGATGTTATTGTCGTTTACACCATTAAGTGGTTACACGGCGAGTTATGAATATTTCTATGAGCAAGAGAGTGAGAAGATAAGAGAGAGAAGTTATGTACAACTTGTCAACTCAAATGATAATCATCATGCTGACCATACGTGGGCTGATTGATTAACTCCGCAAGAAAGGAAGATGAGGCTTGAATGACTATTTACACCACCAAGTGGACTAGTCTATCCCAACTTCAATAGAGACAAACACACTCTCCCTTACTTCGACCCGAAGGAATTGGGTAATGTACGTTTCTATGCAGGACTGGATTTCTGAGTTAGTCATCCGATGGCTTTCACACCGATAGCTGTAGATGAGGATGAGAATTTATATATATTTGATTTAATATATGAATCTGAGCTTCTAATAAAAGACCTAGCTAAAAAAATAAGAGAGATGGAAGCTAAGTATTGAATTGAGTTTGAATATATAATAGCTGACTCCGCAGGTAAGAGAGAACGTACAGAATTAAAGAACTACTGAATAGACACTGTCGCCGCAGATAAATGGAGCAAGGGTGAAAACTGAGACAGTAATAGAAGAGCTTGAATAATGAAAGTTAATCAACTTCTACATGATGGTAAAATATATATAGCTGACCATTTAAAAGAAGCTATAAAGGAATTTGAAAATCACCATTATAAAGACTGATGAAAAAAAGACTGACAAGTGGAGAAGATACAGGATGACTTCTTGCGAACGTTCCCTGTCTTTAACGAGATGGGGAACAAAAATTGGATAGTTTACGCTATTTCATATTTTCATATAGACCTCCTAAGTATGTGACTAAAAGAGAATTGGAATATGCTAAAAAATATAAAGAAAAGTACAATCCTAGAGCTAATAAACAGAGTGGAAGAAATAAGCCTTACTAAGCTTCAATTAGTATATTAATTAACCAAGACACCGTAAGGGGTCATCCTGTAGAAAACACAAAAGTCAATTTGGTTTGGTTTAACCATATAAAAAAATAAACCATATTAATTAAAACAACAACTATGGCAAGAAAAAAACAACAGAGCCTTCATTATGTAGAGGAACGCTTATTAATATTGAAAGCTATTAAAGCTGAGGACTGACTAGATAAGGAAGTGCCGAAGTATAGAAAGTTAGCTAAAGTTAAGAGACTTACTGATAAGAGCCAAGATAAATCAGACTATGCAACTAATGTAGGTTTTAGTGTTAAAACAACTAAAGATGCAGAATTACTTGCTTGAATGCAGGAATATAATTTCATACCCCTATCTGACGAAGCTAGAAAGAAAGTTGAGTTATTAAAAAGAATATGGAAATATCATTGGATTACATCTAAAACAGATAAGAGGTTAAGTAGAGTTGTGCCAGAGAGTACAACAACTTGAACAGGTTGGATGTATGAAGGACTTAAAACAATTAAGAGAGAAATTAATGAACCTACTAAAAATGATGATGGTAGTATAAGTTTTGAAAAAAAGGAAGTGCCTACATACGATTGAGTATGGTGTGAATTCATACCATTTGAAAACTTCTTTATTGACTGAACTGATATAGAAAATTCTAATGAAGCTATATGGGTGAAATTTTGGGATAGGCAAGAGTTCATAAATGAACACAGGCTTATGCCTTGATATAATACATCTAATATACCATTGGGTAAGGACTACACATATGTATGAAGTGATTGAGACCCAAAGAAATGACAAGATGATGAAACAATAGTAACAGAAATTAGATATTATAATAAATCAAAAGACCAATTTATAGTGTTGGCGAATTGAAAAGAAGTTAAGAACTCAGCAATACCATTTACACATAAAGAACTTCCTTTTATGCCTTTCTATGATTATCCAGTAGAGGATAGAATATGGGGTATGTGAGAATTTGAACTATTAGCAGAAGATATTATATATAAGGATGCTATAAGAAGTTTAAGTATAGATGTTATAAAAGCTCAAATGTGAGTGGTGGCTGTAAATGATGATATAGATTTCGATGAGACTACATGGGAATATTGACCATTCTCTTATATGAAGGTGAACGACATCTCAGGGATAAAACATTTCTCGCCGAACATATCAACTAATGCAATAGATAATGCAGAACAAAAAGTAGATAATGATATAATTAGTAAAACTGGTGTTGATTTCAAAAGTCAACTATTATCTCCTAATGAGACAGCAACTAGAACCGCAGCTAAGAGTCAGAGCAGTAAGAAACGTATAAACCTAAACTTAAAAATAAATGGTTACAACTTCTTTGAAAGACTTGCTCGTCTTAGACTTAGTAATATAAGACTATGGCATAGTAATAAAGATAAGGTGGAAATACCTGTTGAAGGTGGTAACATAAAAGAAGACTGAACATTTGAACCAATTAATGGTTGATATGGTTCACTAACTGTTACACCTGATATGATAACTGAAGAATATAACATAGTACCTATCACTGATTCAATATTATGAGCCACTGAAGAAAGAGAAAAGAATAAAGCTATTGAAGCTGTACAACTTCTTTCTTGAATGGTATGAGCTGATTGAAAACCAGTGTTTGATTGAACTAAACTTTGAGAATTTCTAGCTGATAGACTACATATAGATTTTATAAAACTATCATGAAAAGAATGAGCTAGTAAAGACCCTTCTTCAATATTAGATGAAATTGATAAACAAGACAAGTGAATTAGTACATGAGCTAATGACCCATCAAGTCCAGATTTCATTCCACCAGAACAAAGAAGTGGAGCGAGTAAATGAGTAAGTTTATCATGACAACAAGTGGTAAGTGATTCAGATATACTTTCATAATAATGCAATAAATATGATTACAGAAGAGAGAAGAAAAGAAATATTAGAAACAGCTCCTTATTGATATAATAAGGATTGAAGTGTAAAGATGATGGCTAAGAGACAATGAGCCAATCCTAGATGAATGAGAAATAAGAACTGAAGAAAGAAAGGGAGTAAAAACTCCTCATCAATGCTTACAGAATGAACTGTTAATGCTGTTATGAGAATGATGGCACAATGAGCTTCAGAGATTAAGAATGATGTAAATAAGAAACAATGAATAAAGAAGTTTGTTCCTCTTAGTATGGCGGCGGCGTGTAGAGAGCTTTGAACTAACCAATCTGTGGTTATGTATCACATTAAAAAAGACCCAAGCCTAAGTAAAATGCTGACAGAATATAGAGAAAACAAACAAGAGCTAATGAAATTTGTCGCCGAGGATAATCTAAGTAGATGACTTAATTGAGAGCTTAACTTAGAAGACAAAGAGCTAGTAGACCTCTCACTTAAAGTATTAGAGAGAACTGATAAAGCATATAATCCTCGTATTGAAATTGAACAGACAAATAAGTCACTAAATTTCAACATACCTTTAGAAGAGCTTGAAAAGCAATTCAAAGAGCTAGTCAATATATAATAATAAACATATGGATAAAAACGAATATTTGGATTATTGTAAAATGATAGACAGTTATCAAAAGATAGACCTCACAAAAGAGGAAAAGAAAACCCTTGAGGCTTTTGATAATGATATAGCGAAAAAACTTATTAATGATACACTTACATCATTAACTAAGAAAATGTTAACATGAGAAATTAGTTCGGATTTTTTGAAAGGAGCTACTTTCTCTCTTAACAAATTTAGTAAGTATTTTAAAGACTAATATTAGCGTTTAAATATGGAAAAAGATTGAGATAAATCTGTTGATACAGAAGTTTCAAACAAAGAAACTCAGGAGGCTAAAGCTAACCCTGAAAACAATATAGATTATGCAAAAGCCCATAAAGAAGCTCAAGACGAGCTTAGTAAAAAAGGTGAAGCATTAATTGAGGCTAACCTGAAGCTTGCTGAAATAAATCCTAAGTCAATTCTTGACATGGATAGGAAGATGCAGAATAAGGTGGTTAAGAAACTTTATTGATATGAAAATATCGAGGAGTTAAAGCTCATCCAGGGTGATGAATTCTACAAGGAGAGTTCTGACGAAGATGAGGACGATGACGATAATAAGTTATCATCTCTTGAGAAGGAAGTGAAAATACTTAAATATCAAAGAGAAAAAGGTGCATTAGAATGAGCATTGGAAAAATTTAAAACCGCACACCCTTGATTGGTTAAAGATGACACTGCTTTGGAAAAAATAAAAACAGAACTGGAATACATTTCAGAAAGTTTACCCGCAGAAGATAGAGTGAAGAGAGCTGCTAAAATAGCACTATGAAACACTATATCAGATACGGATGCTGCTTACCTTGCTATGCAAGATGTAAGTATGTGAGGTACTTCTTCTAGTCAAAAAACCGAAGAAAAAGCGAAAGAGAATGATGATGTAAATGATATATTTTCTTGAGTGCTGAAGGCTAAAAAACAAAAAGAAGAATACCTAAAGAAAATGAGATAGGAAATATTTTCCTTTTCAATAAAAATATTTTAATAACTAAAAAATAACAAAAATGGCTGGAAAATTAAGAAAAGTATGAGCTGTTATTGGTAGTGAAGGTAAAATTGGTTCTAACTCACTTGCTGTTGTAGGATGAGACCTAGTATCAATAAACGCTACTTGATTTGTAGCTAAGTCTACAATCGCTGCTACAACTCCTGTTATAGAATGAGTTGTACTTGGTGAAAAAACTTTTGCTTCAGATAATGAAACAGTTGCTCAAGCTACATTAGACTATGCTGTAAAATCAGACGAAATGAGAGTTGAACTACCAACTGTAACTGATTTAACACAAGCACATATCAATGATAAATTTGATATAAATGCTTCACAACAAGTTGTATTAACAGCTGCTTGAACACAAGTTCAATTAGTTGAAATAGTTAGCACTAGAGTGGGTTCTTTCAAACTACTATAATTCTTGAAAGATTTTTATATTATAATTAAATAAACAATGGCAGTATTTACAAACACTGGTCTATTGACTACTTCAGAAGGTTTTAAACTTATAAGAAGTAATATAGAAAAGATTGTTGATGAATTAGACTTAGACCCAACACTTGATGGTGTTGCTGAGGCACTATGATTCGTGAACACTCCTGTAACTAGACCAGACTGAAAAATTACATCACTTAAAGGTGTTCTTGACTTAGAAGAAATTAATGAACTAGATGAACTTCCTTTACTAAGTGATGAAGAATGACCTGAAAAAGGGTATGAATTAAAAAGGTTTGGTGGAAAATTTGCTTTCTCTAAAGCTGTAATGAAATGGTTAGATAAAGCTCAATCAGATTCTACTATACCTGGAGATGTTAAAATGGAAATAAGTAAAATGGCTAACCAATTTACAAGACTTTCAGCTAGAGCTAGAAAATCTAGAAACTTCTTAGCAACTAAATTGTTAACAGAAGGTTTCACTTCTTCTGCTGCTTTCTGACCTTGAAGTGCCACTCCTTACGGACAACCATTATTCTCTGCTTCTCATCCAATAGGAACAACTGGTGCTACACAATCTAATTTAGAAACTGGTGCATTAACTCAAGTTAAACTTGAAGCTGCATTAACTAAATTAAGAAATATGAAAGATGGTAATGGAACTAAAGTTGGTTTCGCTGCTTCTTCATATACATTAATAGTTTCTCCAGCTGGTGAAGCAAATGCTAGAAAAATCTTAAACGATGGTAGTAAATTTGCTGCTCAAGTTGATGACACAGCTGTTAATAACGATGTTACTCTTTCTATCTTCCAATGGGATGGTTTCAGAATTAATTTAATGGTATTACCAACTTTAGGACAACCTTCTAAATCTGGTACTGTATGAACTGATACAATGTGGTTCGTATTAAATCATGAACTTGCTGCTGAATTAGAAGCATTTAGATTTATACCATTATATGAAGCTGAAATAGATTCATATAGAGATGATAGTTCAAAAGTAAGTTACATCGATATAGATGCTTCATTTACTGTTGACCACTACAATCCGGAATGTATCGTTGGGTCTTTGGGAGTCTAGTTTAAGCCATTTCTAACTAAATAATTATGCCAAAAAGATTAAAAGTAGACCAGTGAGATAGGTTTTGAAAATTAACTATTATTAGAGAATTAGATAAACATATCTATCCTAGTTGAAAAACTAGAAGAATTTTTAAATGTATATGTGATTGTTGAACTTTTAAGGAAACAACATTAAATCATTTAAGAAGCTGAGCTACTAAATCTTGTGGCTGTATACATACAGATTATTTAAAAATTAGAGTCGGCGAACAACATCCTAATTACAAATGATGAATGGAATTAAAATCTAAAATCAGAAGTAGTGATTTATATAAAAAATGGAGAAGTGAATGTTATGAAAGAGATAATTATACTTGTCAAATAAGTTGACAAAAGTGATGAGATTTAGTAGTACATCATTTAAATCCGTTTGCATTATTGGTAGATGAATATTGAGAAGATAATTTAGTTTTATTTGATTTAAATAATTGAATAACTATAACTAAAGAATTACATAATCAATTTCATAAACAATACTGACAGACATGATTTACTAAAGAAGATTTTTTAGAATTTAAAGAAGTTATCGTTGGTTCACTAGGTGTATAATCAATTTCTAACGGAATTAATTAGTATATCGGGCGAGGGAGCTAGTCTTCCTCTCCTAAATTTATTAATTAATATTAGTATATGAGTTATCAAAAACAACTAATTAAACAAGCTCTAATGAATGTTAGGAAAACTAATGATTCGGCGAGAATAGAAGAGGCTAAGAAAGCTATATGAAATAGTAATCTTAGGGAAGTTAAGGGAATTTGAGAAGCTACATTAGCTAAGCTTAATGAATTCTGAATAAAGACAAAAGAACAACTAAAGAGTTTATGAGAAGATGGACTTAAAGAGGTTAAACTCAATCCACTTTCTTTTAAGAGTGTTATTAATTTTTTAAGACAATAATAATATGCCTTTAAATAATATTAAAAATTACAGACTTGAAGACTGAGATAAGCTAGATAAGCTTCCAGTTATGACACTCACAGGTAAGGCTTGATTTTGATTATGAGTAAATGTATGAGAAACAGCTTTTGAGTTTATACCTCTTACATGAAGTGGTGATATGACTAGAGCTGTATACGACCCAAATACTAAAAATGCAGATGCTTTTGATAGCTCAAATCACGACTATGATAATACAACAAGTTGATTAACAGCTACTAATACTAAAGAAGCAATAGATGAGGTTGCAGCTTCATGAACTCCTGCGGCGAGTGCAGTAACTTTCGACCCATCAACTTCTTGATTAACTAAAACTAATGTACAAGACCAGCTTGTTGAAATGTCTTTTAAATATCAAGACACAACAGTTGATGTAAACCCTGTCTTGCCATGGATAACATATCATGTAGATGCAGCAGCATGAGATATAACTATGACCCTTCCAGATGTAACAGCAGCAAATGATAATGCTGTATATAAGATATTTATGGAAGGTAATACTAATAACGTTATTATTACAACAGCTAGTTGAACAGATTTAATATGAAGTGCAACATCACAAACAATAGTAAATATCAATAAATGAATTACTGTACAAGCTGATAATACATCTTGAAAATATCATATTATACAAGATTCAAGACCAGAAGCTATATCAAGTTCTATTACTTATCTATGACTTACAGAATCTAGTTGAATAAGTACATATAATCTCTTAGCTACATCAACAGATGACCCTAACTATTCTGTAACACCAACAGACCAAACAACATGAGCTATTACATGAGCAGCACAATTAGTATGATGATGGATAAGTCAAGAGGGGACAATAATTGGTAGTAACTGAACTAATTTTAGTATATGATTTAATGTAAGGAGAGTATCATGAAGTTGAATAGCTAATTTCTATTTAGAAATCTATCATAGAACATCTTGATGAACAGAAACATTATTATGAACATCATGAATTTCATCTTCTATTACAAGTGCAACTTATGAACAATTAGTGACTAGTTGAGTGTTGACTACTATTAATTTTACAGCAACAGATAGAGTGCTGTTTAAATTTTATGCGAATAGAACATGATGAGGTTCAGACCCTGTTTATGATGTACAATTAGAATGAACTTCTCCAGCACAATGAACAATAACAGTACCATCTGGTGCGATAGCACATGATAGTTTAGCTTGAATAAATGAAGCATGAGCATGAATTGCTAATTGACATATAACAGCTTCAGCACAAACAATAGCTTGAGATAAAACATTTAGTTGAACTATATCAGCAAGTAATTTAAGCTGAACCAATACATGAGACCAAACTAATATAACATGAACTTCATGAGATACTAACGCTCTTAACTCAGCTACTACAACAGTAGATGTAAGTTCAGCAACAGCTCCTACTATATGACAAGTATTAACAGCAACATGAAGTACAGCAGCAACATGGCAAACTCCAAGTGCATCAACTCCACAAAAAACTGTATTTATTTCAGCACAAGACTTATTTTCAGAATCAGTTACATCTATTAGCCAAACCTTCTCAGTTCCTATAATATCTCTTGTAAATGGGTCAGATACATCTTTAAGGGCAGCTATAATAGTTCCTGAGGTTTCTCAAACTATAAGTAGTATCGAATTAATGTTTTTTAATACTACTCCTTCAACTAATCTATATATGAGATTTATAACCTGATTTATAGATTATAGTGCTATGCCAGTTGCGTGAGTAGAAGATTGAACAGATACATTTAGTACATATACGGTTTGAAGTACTGATAATAGATGGGAAAGTATTACAGTTCCATCAGGAGCTTATGACGCTCATACATTAACTGCGTGAGATATATTATCATTTCGTATACAAAGAGATGCAAGTAATGCAAGTGACACTTATGAGGCTTCATTACTAGTAGCTTGACTATATATTACTTATGCTTAATTTTTAATTTAATATACTATGAATCTTAATTTAGCGATAGAATACATATACCCAGATATACAAAGATGACCTGATTATGAGGTATCTAACCAAAATGATGGTAATTGAGATACTATTGAATGGCATACAGCTAAGTATACACAACCTACCCAAACAGAACTAGAAGCAGCATGGGCAGAGGTAGAAACAAATAACGCTATAATAGCTGCTAAACAAGCTAAGTCAGAAGCTATTAATGCTTCTTTATGAGCTAAAGATAAACAAGATGCTATTATTAAACAAATCAATCTAATAGCTTCAACATTAGACACAATTACTTCAGACACACCAGACCAAACAATTATAACAGAGGCAAAAACTAAATTTGCAGA